AAGAATTGAGCGACCTTCAGGATTATTCTTTTGTGATGATGTACGGAATAGCAAAGCCTTTTCAATTGGAATCTGATGGAATCCACCGTTTGATGGGTCCATCTGAGAGAAACCTTGAATACCGCCGTCCTCATCAAAACTCCATTGGAACAAAGTTTCTTGAGCGCGAATAGGCATCTTGCGCCAACCGATTTTTCCATCATTAAACTTAGAGCGGGTCTTAGCATCGTTAGTATCGCCACCACGCTTTTTGTAAACAATCTCATGGTATGAATAACCAAAGATAAGCATTGAAAGCATTTGAGATAAAGTTGAATCCCAAGAATCTGACATATCATGCAAGCAAGACTCTACGAATTCAGCCGTCTCTTTATCTTGTGGAGTTACATCACCATCGGCAGAATTATCTGAATATGGGTCTACACGCCATTCAAGACGAGTAACAACTTTTTCGATAGCAAAGAGCATTGAACCGATAGTTGGGTCATTGTCAGACATCTCGCGATAAATGCGAGCGCCTCTTTGACCACGAAGGTTCGTGAGAAATTCTTCATAAACTGTTCCACCCGAACGGCGTAAACCAGTAGAACCAAGTTCTTGAAGGTCAGGTCTTTCTGCCATGTTTGCCTCTCACTTACTCTTTGCTGGCTAATCCAACGACAATTCTAATTGCCTGTTCTTCATCGAAACCAGCCTTTTTCAACTCCATGAATAATTCATGTGACTGAATAGCAAATGCTCCTAGAACAGACACGACTCCATCACCATTGGGAGTAAAGTCGTTATACACCCGATGATTATAGCGCGAGTGAAATTTAGGCTTTTATTCTCCGTCTAGGACAAATTCAAAAGAGTTAAGACGGAAAGTTGCAGTTTCCATTGCAAACTTTCGAGCCAAGTCTTTTGTTCCAGCCTGTGCATACTCACGCTCTTCAAGTAATCCACCAATCGCATCGAAGCGCTTGAAGATAATTTTGAATGGTAATTCAGTCTCGCTAGTGGTCAAATGAATTTCCACATACTCTTTCGGAGCAATCTCCATAGAAACATATGGGCGACCTTCAGGTGACACAACAGTTTTACCGTTTGGCAATGTGCCAACGAAAAAATCAGTCCAAGCCATTTCTTACCCCCTTCAGGATAATATCAACCCCTAGCATACAACATGGGTTAGAAAGGTGGCGCATCTTGAGCAAGTGGCGCACTCCATGGGTCGAACTCTGATACAGCGCTTGGTGGGTTATATGAGGCATCTGAGCGCTCAATTACTGGCACCGAGTATGTGTGACGCTTGAGGTCTGCTCCGACATTCCATGCAGTAACCGTAATCTTTGAGCGCTTTTGCCCTGTGTTCTTATCATCCCAAGACTCTTGAACTGCCGTCCCTGAGACGATTACTGCAACTCCCTTACGGAGTGAATCGGCGACATTCTCAGCGGTCTTACCCCATACCTTGATGTCCCAAAAAGTTGTATCTGTATTTTCCCAAGTTCCGTCAGGCTTCTTGGATGACTTTGATGAAACTACTGTGAAAGTTGCTAATGCCTTAGCGTTCTGTGTGAACTTAAGTTCAGGGTCAGCAACTAGGTTTCCTGTGATTGTGATTGGTGCGCTCATGCTATGTGTCTCTCATTCGTGATTGGTTTGGCTATTATGTTTAGTTGTTTTCTTATTCTTTCGCGTTCTTTAGTTGATGTTCCGCCCCAAATACCGCTTACTCTGTAATGTAGAGCATAGGTCAGACAATCTTGCTTAACTATGCACCCACTACAAATCTTTTTTGCCTTTTTGTTTTCCTCCGTTACTGTGTTTGCTTCAGGAAAGAAAAAATCTGTATCAATCCCCCAGCAACTCGCTCCCTCGAAAGTCCATGGCATCTTCAATCTCATCGTCTCCAACTTTTAATTGATTAGGGAAAGCATGGATTAACTTAGCCAAAACTTTTCCGTTACGCCATACCTTGCCTCCGCAAACTCCATCGAAGAAACTGGCTCTTGGTGCTACCCACTCATCGCAATTAGTCCAAAATGGACAGGTCTTACAAATCTCAAGTGCAGGTCGAGCAAGGTCAATTTGATGTTGGTCAAATAACCACGGGTCTGAATTGCGACACGGGGCTTCATCAAGAAATGACACTAAACTCATGTTGTAATTGTGACAGACTATTTACGAGATTTAGGGTAATCGACTCTTTCGCGTGTCGGATTTCCAAATCGTTCTTCAAGCAGTTTTTTCAAAAGGTCTTGTCGGTCTTGCTCAATCTTTTGGTTTGTCTGAATTATCTTTGAATCCAATGTCATCATCTGCCTCCCATGTTGCTAACGCGTGATGAACTAATCCCTTATGTCTCCAGTCAGGGTTATCATCATCAGCAAGTGTGAGCGTCCAATACTCTTTGTCACCCTCGCCCATCCATTCAGATACCAAAACCCATCCCGTGCATATTGCAGGGTCTTGAAAGGCGATGCGCCCGATTTCGGCGAGCGCATCGTCAATCAATGAAGGTTTCTTGTTTTCCTCACTCATGCGGTGAGGTTAGTACCAAAAATTTCTTTCCCAAAAACGCCACGCCGAGCAAGGTGACCCGTATCGAGATTCGACATAGACCAAGCCTCTTTCAATCTGACGCTCCACAGAAATATCGGGGTCTAATCCGAGAATCTGAGGAATCCCTCCAGCATGGAGTTTTTCTCCATTTTGGTATACGGGAGTTTTATTGTAAGCATTAGGACGCCAGTTTGATTCCTTTGTCCACAAATCAATCAGACATTCCCATTGAATAGGAGTGTCCCAACCGAATTTAGGCAATTGAGTTTTGGCATAAACCTTTGATGCTTCAGGTGTGCGCTCGACTAATACAGGCACTTCCACAACTACTTCAACCGCTTGAGCAACTGGGTCAGGCGGAATGTGGAACGGATTCAAAATGATGAATCCTAAAACGAGGATTCCTACTGGAATCGGTTTGGATAGAACTTTTTCATAGAATCGCATATTCCTCCATTGTTCGGAGCGAACTATTCGTCACTACTGGATGTAGCGCTTCCCTGTTGTCAGTATCGGACTGACCTCGCTTTTGAGGTGTAGGTGTTTTGCGAACCTGCATTAAAGGTAGCAGACTCTTCTGAATGATTGTCAAGGATATTTTTAACTAGAGTTGGGCGTTCGGTGGCGGAGCAGATAAGTCACGCTAGAGAGAGGACGGACGCGCAACGAAGCATCAACGCCACCGAACTATGGGTACCCGATAGGAATGGTACCTCATATGTAGCAATTCACCCACCGAGGTTTCATGTCCTTGCGGAAGAAAGTCTTTCGGTGGGTGAACTCTATTTAATCGAGGCGACTGCCAGCGCTCGCTTCAATTCCGTACTTACCAAGTACCTCAGCGAAGGCTTGAGCGAAAGCATATTTACGGTCTACGCTCTGTCCGAATTCTCGAACCCAAATCTCGTAGCCTCCGTAATAACCCTTGCTACCGACTTGGCGAGACTTTAGGTAATTCACAAACGCACCTCGCGCTGGAGAAATGTTTACCCAAGCAAACCCGCACAATCCGTCAAGGATGTATGTTTTCTTATTGAAATCAATGTCGCTTCCAAGTGGAGTAGTTGGAGAACCAACTACAAACTTTGGAGTATCTGCATCTTTGCCAGCCGCAAGACCAGCCTCGTATGCTTCAACATAAATGTTGTGGCATTGATTCTTTGTTAGTGCCTTTTTCTTTTCTGCTACTTGAGCCATTTTGTATCCCCTCTCTTGGTTACATAGTAATTATATCAAACTAGGGTTTAATAATCAAATCCATTCGAGCCTTGCGTCGAGCGTGTCGTTTGTCCGACTCTTCAGCGAGCAACTTCTCGCGCTCTAGCCTACGGATACGGGCTAGAGAGGCTTCAGAGACCTTTAGAGGCTCTTTGAACTTTGTCCATGATGGAATTAACACTAGAACCACCTCCCGCTCTCAATTGACCCCACAATGCCGAAAACAAGCAATATGCCTAGGGCAAATACCGCTCCCTCAAAATTGTCTGCCCAGCGTCGCCCCTTAGCGGTCAGGCGAATACCCTTTTTCGCTAATCTCTCTTCTATCATTATGCGCTCCTCTCTTTCTTTGGTCGAACTATTCCGTACTGCTCCATTGAAGCATCTGCCTCGCATCTGAAGCAATATGTTTTGCCTTTAATCATTGTTAGTCGTAATTCGCTACCGCAGGTAAAACATTTCATTTCTTCACCTCACATATGACCTCGGATTCACCGCGACCTGTAAGAACTGCCACGATGTCATTCTTGGAAACCGTCCTCTCTAAGATGATTCCCTTCTTGCCAAATCGATTGGCAAAAAACTGTGCCTTGGACTTATCTAAAGTCCATGACAATCCATCTTCGTTGATACCTTTTTGGCATCCGCGATAGATAGTTACCTCTTGAGCAAGCGAGCGCAAGATGTTGTCCTCTTCTTCGGTCATCATGTAATGACGATTCGAACGCTTTGAAGCCAGTAACTTTTTCCACTCTTTGATATATGCGTACTGATTCTCTGTATCAATCCACACATCGCTAAGAAGTTTCCAGTAATCGGTATCGCTCAACTTGTCAGCAATCTTGATGAAAGCCTCGACACGATAAGGACGCTCGAATAACCAAACGAATTGTTTGTAATTCTTATCCCCAGTTGCTTTTTCTACCGCTTTTCTTTTCTGCTCGTAGTAAGCATTAGCGCTACCGTTTGAGAAGAATGGAACTTGATAGACAAGTGGATGACGCAACATCATCCAGCCCTCGCTACTTTGTTCTAAGTATGGAACTAGGTCAGGATTAAGTTGCTCGTTCTGTTCGGCAATTATCTTTGCCATTAACTCTTCAACTTGTTTCATGATTCCCTCCTCTTCTGATACTTATTATTCAGTATTTTCAACTGTTGGTCAAATGAAACGCCGTTCTTTTCTGCAAGATTTCTTGCAATCAAGTCAGCAATCTCTTGAGCAAACGCTATTTCATCCTTTTGCTTTTGGATGCTCTCTGCGCTGTGTGCCTCACCATTGAAGTAGTGGGTGACAACTTCTCTTTCAATTGTCCATTGAAGGTTGAACCATTCAGTAACCGCTGAACGCTCTGTCTTGATAACTCGGGTGTACTTACCCTCTTTGTAGGTTAAGAATTCGCCTGATGCTGTTGGAGCGTTTGCCTTTTCCTTCGCTAACTTTGCTTCACGCTTTGCATCGCGCTCTGCCTTTGCTTGAGCCTTAGCAATCTTGTCCGCTGTGACGATTCGTGATGGACGATTTAAGACATCCGCTGGAGCGCTTGGGTAACAAATTGTGCAAGCATCTTTACCAGCATCCTCAACGATAGTTTTCTCATCGTCGTTGCTGTACTGGATTAACCATTGGTAACGAGTAGTTGAGAAGCAAGTCGAGCAATCCATTGAACTATGAACATGACCGTTGCTGTTGATGACCAAGAAAGCCCTTGTCCATGGGTCTTGGTTGTAAATCGCATTTAACTTAGAAATCTCGATATTGACCTTGCCGATTTCTAACTTAATCTTTGCAATCTTTTGAATTGATTCTTCAATCTTTTCTACTGAAGTTGCATAAT